CAATGCTGATCATTCTTGGTTTTTATTTTGGTGGCGGTGTTGTTGACAGTTTTAAGGCGAAAAAATGAGTATAGCGCAATTGGAATTAGAAGATCTTACGGAGATTATTGCAAAGCATGAGGGTCTTAGGCTTGACATGTATCTGGATACCGTAGGTGTTCCTACTATTGGTTATGGTCATAACTTACAAACACCAATATCAGAAACTGCGGCAAAGCAAATATTAAAAGATGATATTAGTATAGCTGTTCAAGAACTTGATGACCGTATGGATTGGTGGCGTGACTTACCATACAAAGCACAAGTTGTTTTAGCATCTATGGTTTTTAATATGGGTTGGCCTAGATTCAGTCAGTTTAAGAAACTAAGAGCCGCATTAGAAGATAGAGACTTTACTAAAGCGGCATTAGAGATGGAAGATTCTCTTTGGTATAATCAAGTAAAATCAAGGGGTGTTGAATTAAAACAAATGATGTTGGAATGCAACGATGAATGATAAGTACCTTCAGGCTTATGAAGCTGTTCAGGTTTATGGAAGTATTCGTGAAGCGGCAGATGCGATAGGAGTTCCTAAAAGCACTGTGCATAGTAGATTAAAAGCATACGAACATCAATCGTTAATGAAATCTGATGATAGACCATACTCTCTTCCCATACAGGAGGATGATGATGTTGACGTTGAAGAAATCGTGGATATGCTCCACAAAAGATTCCAGAAAAGAAAGAGGCATAAAGAGTCTAAAAAGTGGCTACAAATTAATATGGAAAGCAATGAACCATTTGCTCTTGTTTGGCTTGGGGATCCTCACATTGATGATAATTATTGTGATTGGGATGTGCTTAAAGACCACTTATCAGTCATTAATAGCAATGATAGAGTATTTGGTTGCTCCTTAGGTGACTTTCAGAACAACTGGATAGGTAGGCTGTCTAGGCTTTATGGTGAGCAAGAGAACTCAAAGAAAACAGCATTAAAGCTTGTTGAGTGGCTTATAGATAATATGAAGCCTATGATATTAATTGCTGGCAATCATGACATGTGGTCTGGTGCTGGAGATCCATTAAGGTGGATGGCTGGTCACAGAGCTATTATGGAAGATTGGGAGGCTAGAATACAAATCAACTTTCCAAATAAAAGTCATATAAGAATACATGCGGCACATGACATGCCTGGTCATAGTCAATGGAATGCATTACATGCACAGACAAAGATGGCTAAGTTTAAAAGCAATGCTGATCTTTACATTAGTGGTCACAGGCATAATTGGGCATTAGCTCAGATGGAAGAGGTAGAGCAAAAAAAGATAATGTGGTTAGCTAGAGCAAGAGGCTTTAAATACCACGATAGCTATGCTTTTGTGAAAGGTTTTGATCAACAAAACTTTGGTCAATCAATTATGCAAGTTATTGACCCTAGAAGTCAAGATCCATTTCTTCGTCATCAATGCTTTCCTTGTGTTCATGTGGGTCTTCGTTGGCTTCATCATCTTCAAGCTCTGTCATAATAGATTCATAAGCAATGCTTGCGTAGCCAGCAATGTCAATCCATGAATCAACATGAATAGGGGTTTCTTTTAGTCTAGCAAGCTTTAGCATAATCATCATTGATACCATCTCTGTTGGAGATATATGTCTATCGTAATAAGCAGACCACATATGAGCGATGTGTTTCATGCTCTCACTAGGATCACCATAATTGCTTTGCCTTTCATTTAAAGTTTGGAAAAGCATACTGCAAAATTCTTCTCTGTACTTTAGCATTAATATCTCCTATAATCGGTTATGCCGCTTATTTCTGCGGTTGTGGGGGGAAGACGGGGAGGATTATTTCTCTCCGTTTTCTTTTTGTGTAAAGTCGTAAACAATAAAGCCAGATTTATGTTTTCTTATAGGAACATCATATTCATCTGCTTCATCATAGGTATGATTCTCTACTAAGATGTTGCTCTTCTTTAGACCTTCAATAAATTGTATAAATCCTATTTGATAAGAGATAGGCTCAAGCTCTCTCATAATTCTGCTAGGCTCAAATCCTACACCAGCAATATCTATAAGCTCACCATCATCAAGCCATTCTTCAAATCTTTTTCTTGCTTCATATTCTGTTATTAAGATTGCTTCATCATGCGACATTAGTATTGCCTCTAAATACCTGTATAGGCGCACCACATCCATCGAGTATACGATCTATCATCACTAAGCAAACACGAAGTATTGCTGATTCTGCATCCTGTAATGATTGAAAGCTAGATATGGTCATGTAGCAACTTGCGCCAGTGTTATCATTATCTGTAATAGTAATTGATATAGATATTTCATCAATGCTTAATTTAGTTATGTGCATAAAAAGAGAGCGTTTGTCTGTTTTTACACCACTGCCAGACAACATTAAACAGTCACATGATTGATTAGCTTGGCTAAGAAATATTTGAGAATGATTGGCAAGTATTTTATGTATACGTTTGTCGTGTAGGATTGATTGAATAGGTGTCATGCTTTTACCGCTTTGCTATGAGGTTCGTATTGTACTTTAGCATTAGCGTCATAGCAATGAATGCATTTAATATTATTGTTTACAAAAGCGACAAAGTTGTCTGACTTAAGCGAAAGGTATGTGCCGCAAGACACACACCTCTCTTTGATGATTTCTTTAGGCGGCTCTGAGTTGGACTTTCTTTTTCTTGAAGCCATCAGTGAGTCTATCCTTCGCCTTGTTACCGAGCTTGTTGATACGTTGGCTGTTGAGACGCCAGCAATCATCAAGTTCCTCTGAGGATGTTGCGCCCAAAAACTCTTGGAGTATCCTAGATTCTTCATCATTGTCTTGTTCCTTTTTATCTTCAATTTCTGAAAGAGGCAAGTCTTCACCAGCATAAATAGTTACACCCAAGCCAAGATAAGCTAGTGCTTTGACAAGGCAACGCTGATGCGCTTTGTTGACATCGAAGCTGTTAGGGTTTTGAATGCCCTTGTTGCGGTGATCAAGAACAGGATAAATTTCTGTAGCAGACTCTTCATCAATATGTACAGTTACCTTTACATAAGCGTAACCGTTAGGGTCAAGCATGTATGGCATGGTCATTGTATCAGTGTTGAATGTCCACTTTGTGAATGCGGCTTGTGGGTAATGTTGCTTGACAATCATCCAAGCCCAAGCCCACGACAAATATGTCATCCCAGCTTTTTTCTCGGTGTGATCTGAACAATCAATTGCGCTTAGTGTCTTCCAAATACTCATGCTATTCTCCATCCTTTGGTGAGTTTAATCTGCATGTAACTGTTCCTGATTTGCTTCTAGAAACAACTACTGACCAGCCTTTGCGGTTTCCCTGAAGGTCATAGGTCATCTTCTTACAGCCACTTGGTAGCCAATCTTTGAACATATTCTTTGCTTCATTGTTCATATGCTCAACACCCTTGAACTCAATCATGTTCTCTACTGACATATTGAGAGAAGTTTCATAATCTGGGTTATACTCTTCATGGTCACGAAGATTCATGGTGTACATATCGTCATAGACAATGGGAGGCAGTGAATAGATTGAATCATCAATGCCATTGCCCTGATAGAAGTTCCAGAACTTCTTTGCTTGAAGCAAGTACATACTGCACCAGTCATTGTCTTTGACAACCTTTTGCCAGCGAATGGTGCATCTGAGGCCATGGAAGACAACAAACATGCATGAGTCAGATCCTGATACAAGCATGTGGTGTTGAAGCTGTGGGGCATAAAGCTCCATAAGCTCTTCCATATCCATGAAGCCAAAGTGACACTTGATTTCTACAGGTATCTTGCTACCTACGATCATAGCGTCAAATGTGCTGTGCAATGGGATGTCTGAGAAGAGTTGAGTTCTGCCAGCCCCACGCATATTGGTATCTATCCCTGACATGTCTTGCCATTTGTCAATAATAAATGACTCCATGTATGAGCCAACATCCATTTTGAGTTGCACGTCTTTGGAGACCTTAAACTCCTTGTCACCACGTTTGATAGCGGCAAGATTGTCCCACTCGGTTACATCACCAGAGGCAACAGCTTTGGCATCTGATGAGCCAATATAAGTTTTGCGTTCTGCAATTTGGGATTCTGTAAGCATTAATCTCTCTCCTCAACACTAATAAGTTCAATATCCCCAAGATGGTAACCGTTTATGAGCAAGGCTGTTTGCTTTTGTATTATTCTTTGCTCTGCTATTTCCACGGCTTCTTTTTCATTAACTGCGGCTACATCTAATGATCTAAAAAATTCAACATGGAAGTTTACTTTGTATTTACCACGATGATTTTTATCAACCTTAGATGTAGTACCAACATATTTGCTCATATTTCTCTCCAGTTTATGTCATTACATTTGTATAAATCTGGACCAATTTGTTCGGCTTGCTCATCTACCCATTCTTCACTGTCACCCATCCGTTGTAGCTCCCTAGAAATACCAAACTCATGGTCAAGCTCTTCATACTCTGTGATTACATCCTCAACATTGTTAAAGTGTACATGCTTACCATCCAAACGGTTACTATCTGGGCTGTTGTATTCGCCAATGTACATCCAACCTTCGTCAAGATATCGTGCATTCACTTCAAAGCCCATGTCTGTGAGTTTGTCATAGATATGGAAGGGGGGTGACCATGCAGTATAGAAGTACAGCCCAATTGTGTTGGCATCCATGCGATCACAAGTGGCTTCATAGATGTCCCACTTTGTACCCCAGTTATCTAATCGCCAAGCATACCAACCTGACGCACCATTCTCATCAAAGCCTGATGTGCCTTCAAGTTCCTCTGGCATAGGGATAAGTGTCTGGCACAAAGGTGTGTCCTCTGTGTTCATGATGTTGTAAATCATGTCAATCAT